ATTTTACTCGTGTAGGTATTGGTAACCGTGTAGAAAACGGTATAACAGCGCTTGTAGCTAATATTGCTTCTTATGAGATAGGTGAGCTCGTTGCTACTCCCTCAGCATCTGGTGGACTATCTGCTAATGCTAGGTTATATTTGATAACTGATAATTCAGGAGCAGCTACTAGTATTAAAGATGTTGGTATTCCACCAACAAACGGTTCTGTTACTAACACCATGATACAGCTGAGTTCTATCACTACAGATAGAATTAAAAACGGAAACGTTACTATCGCTAAAGCAGATTTTACTACTGGTTCAGGTGATGGCGCGTCAGGTGCAGCTGCCACTCTTAAACTTTCTTCAGATGCTGGATCTGATACTTCACTAGGTTTTGGTACTCGTAATGCAGCAAACGTAGCGCTTGTATGGATTGATAGCGCTACAGGTCATACTTCAGGTCTTAATGTTTATGATCAGACAGATGCTTATGCTCCAATGGCATCTAATCTTGCTCTGCAGTCCGCGATTCAAGGGGGTACTACAGCTCCAGTTCCTATTGTTCCTGCTGGTTCTATCATGGCATGGAGTGGCTCTTCAGCTCCGTTAGGTTGGGTGTTATGTGACGGCTCTGCGATTTCAAGAACTACATATGCAGCATTGTTCGCTATCGCAGGCACTGCGTATGGAATAGGTGATGGTGGTAGTACATTTAATGTTCCTGATCTACGAGATAGAATGCTTTTAGGCAAGGGTACAAATAATAGCACTTTAGGAACACAGACGGGCTCTATGAGTGCTTCGTCTGTTCTTACAACATCTTCAAGCGGATCAGGAGATTTAACCCTTTCGTCTGATACAGTCAATGATACTCTAGCTTCTGGTACAAAAGATGTGGCACAGATTTCATATCTAACTAATGTGACTCAGGGAGCGCATACACATACAATTACAGTTCCAACTTCTGTAGTTAACTATATTATTAAAACGTAAGGATAAAAAATGGAATATATTAAATTTCACATTGATGAAGATGATGCAAAAACAGTTTACTGTGTATATCGTGATCTTTCACAGGGTAAATCTTCTCCTAAACTTGTAAGGTCATTTCCTTTAGATATTATTGCAGATAAAGAGCCTAAAATCTATGAAATGGTAGAAGGTGATATTACTGACGTTTACTTTGAATCAAGACGGGAAGAGACAGTTGCAAGTGAAGTAAAATGGTTTGAAGGCAATATTGACCCTATTTCTGATGAGAATGTTGCTTGGATTAAAACATTTGTAAAATGTGCATGTATTAACGAAGACTACGACGACTTAATTGCTCCCCCATCCGTAGATCAACAAGTTGATGACTTTATTAAAGAATTTTTTGAAGACAATGAGGACTCTCCTGCAGAACAAAAAGACTTTTTAGCAGAATTCTTCGCAGAACTTGAAGAAGAATCTGAATAAGGATATATAAATGGCATTAACTCGTATCACAACTGGAACTATAAGCGCAAATTCAATTTCAGCAGAAAAGGTGCAGAACGCATCTATTCAAGCTCGCCATTTCCAGACTGGTACGATTACTCTTGATTTAATAGAAGCTAACGCGAATGTTGCCGCAGCTGAAATACGTCTTAATGCAAATCTTGACATAGTACAAGATAACGTAGCCTCAAATAGAGACTCGATTAATATTGTTCAATCAAATCTTGTTTTGGCTGAAGCTAATGTTGAATTAGTTAGTGCCAATCATATTGCTTTCGCTACCTATGCTAATACAAATCTAGATACTAAAGCTAACGTATCAGCCACCTTTATCCAACTTGATGCTAATTTAGATGCAACTTCTACAAATGTTGGGGCTGTTATTGCAAACGCTGATGCTTTTGGTGCTTATGCTAATACTAACTTAGATACCAAAGCCAATGTGTCAGCAACATATTTCTTAGCTCTTGCCAACGATTATGCTACTTATACACAGCTAAATGCTAATCTTAATATCGTACAAGACAATGTTGCATCAATTCTTGATGGTACTTCTCAGTTTACTGGTCCAGTTACTATGCAGGATGCTCTCACAGTTCAAGGTAACTTAATTGTTGTGGGTGCTCAAGTTGACCTCGGTGTAGGCTCAGCTCAAATTGATGATGCTGTGTTAACCCTTGCAGCTAATACTCCTGTATCTGAGGGACTTGCTGTTGACTCTGGTGTTCTTATCAATCGTGGTGCTAATGATAACGTGTTCTTTGGTTTTGCTGCTTATGGTAGTCATATTGACTTTATCTTCACAGATGCCCCTGCTGGTAACGTTAATCATTATCCTATCGCTTATATTGATGTTCATGCTAACTCTTTTGGTACAGAAGGTGTTCACGATGCAACCTTTACAGCATTTCATCATGCTGACTACCCAACAACTGGCATTTATATGCCTGCTGGTCAAGAAACAATTAAGTTTGCTGCTGGTGGAGTTGATGTAGCCAGTGTTACCTCATCTGGTAATTTATATTTATATACTGGTATAATTCATGCCTCGCCTTCAACAGCAAACACTTTAGATTTAGATGATGACGAATTAGGCGATAGGCAAAATTCAATTACTCTTCGCTCACTACAATCTTTTGGTATCTTTATAGATTCAAATGATTCAGAAGATAATAACTTTTTCAATATATATGATGGAGAGGATGACCCAAATGCTGTAGGTAAAGATGATGGTATTTTCTCCGTTCGTGATACTGGTGAGGTATTTATTACAGATGATATTAGTGTTCAAGGTAATGCTAATATCGTTTTAGATGCTGTTGTGTCAAACGCTGTGATCGGTACTAGAGTATTTGAAGGCACTGTAGGACTACAAGCTAACGATAGTGCGACACTTTTTACAGCCTATGCGAACGATTATGCTACTTACACTTTGTTAAATGCAAATCTTGATGTTATTACTGACAACCTTGTAACAGCTCAGACTGTGGCGCACGCGAATGATTTTGTTACCTACACCCGATTAAATGCAAACGTTAACGCCGTTCAATCGAACCTCTCAACAGCACATACAGATCTTTCTTCAAATATTAATACAGTACAAAATAATGTTGCAGCTATTACAGGTGGTGGTACTTTCTTATCTCCTTTTGTTAATACTAACACTGCAACAGGAACTTCTAATGTATTCTTCTTAGGAAGAGATACAGCAAGTTACTCAAATATATTAACAGTAACTCTTGATGGAGTATTCCAAGCAAATACTGAATATGTAGCTAACTTCTCAAACGACACTATTCAATTCACTGATGCCACAATCCCTTCTGGTACAATTGTAACAACCTTTGTAATGACCTAATGGAAAAAATCAGACAACTTACTACCGAGTTAACATTTAGATGTAATGCTAAATGTCCTGCTTGTCATCGTTGGAAGCCACTACGTATAAACCTCAATGATGCAAAGTATACTATCTCACTAGATCGTTTTCAGCAACTTTTTAATCCTGAACTATTACAGAATCTTCAGTGGTTAGTTTTAAACGGTAACTTTGGCGACTCAATAATGAACAAACAGTTTCGTGAGATAATTTCATACGTGAAGTCCCAAGGGACAAGACTTCTTATTCATACAAATGGCGGTATACATGATAATGAATACTGGACAGACGTAGGTAATATTCTAACAAAAGATGATATTATAAACTTTGATTTAGATGGTTTATCCGATACTCATCATATTTACAGAATAAATACTAATTTTGATACAGTATTAGAGCATGCTAAGGCAGTTATTGCGACTAATCGTGCTCAAGTTCATTGGAAGTATATTGTGTTTGAGCATAATAAACATCAAGTAGGTGAAGCCCGTGAAATAGCAAAGCAGTGTGGGTTTACCACTTTTTCAACCGTAAAGACTTCACGTGATGTTTTTGCGCCAAAGTCAGGTAGTTTCGTTCATTCTAAAAAGACTAAAGAGTATCAACAAGCTGAGAAAAGAATACACTGTGTTTGGGGTGATTGGGGTAAATGGTATATCTCTCCTGAAGGGTTAGTTTTTAGATGTTGCTGGACAGGTGGCCATTACTATGACAAACAAAATGATCGTTTTTATTATCCTCCAGAGTTCGAAAGATTATTTAATGGATTTGAAATTCCCATTCAAAAAATTATAAGTTACAATTATTGGATAAAGTTACAACAGTTTTTGCAAGGATATGATCGTTCTTTCAAATTATGTAAGTCTCAATGCGGAAGAATAGTTTCATCTATAGAAAAAACAGAGGAAAACTTAAAAACTGGTGAGAAGGCTGAGGTAGATGCTAAAAACCAGTGGGGAAATTAATGGATACTATACGCAAAATTGGAAAATTTAAATTTTTAAGATTCCCTAACCAGGGTATTCGCCGTAACGAGAAGATTAGAAAACTTGCCACATCAGGAAAATTAGGCTATCCTACCCTTGAAGCTCACATAAATAAAGAACGTTCGCTTGGGTATCCAATTAAGTACTCCAAGCCAATCGGTTTTAAAAGGAAACGCAAATGAAAAAAGATGGACACACAGACGTAGCTTCTTCACGTCGTATGTGTAAGATGATTATAGAAGATGCTAATGATATTTTAGATGCGCTCCCTCGTGATTCTGAGGCATCTTTACCAACGTGGTGGACTAATAAGCTTGCAAAAGTATCAGCATACATCAATGGTGCTCGTGACTATTTAGTCTATTCAGAATCTCCTATGGAAGAAACAAGAAATGAAAACAATGAATCTGAAGACTATGATGATGATAGTGAAGTTTCTGAAAATGTATCCGAAGGACAAATAAGCAAAGGTGATTACACTACTCGTCACTTTGACATCTGCCCTTCTGCACAAGAACTATACTCAGAGATTGAAGATAAAACTGAGATGATACATCTTGTAGTAGAGTCTATGATGCTTCATGATCTACTTTTCAAGCTTGAAAAACAAGCTATTGCAATGGACAATGCGGACGAAGATATGATTGAAAAAGCGCAACATTATGCAGATATGATTATGAGTCTTGCCCGTGAGATGCGTCTTGAAGAAGAGCACTCTTACATAGAAGATGTTCACATGGCAAAAATTAAAGAATTGGCTGAAGATAAAGACTTTATTCATGATGTTGATGATATGTTACCTCCTTCAGCTAAGATGGTTCGTCTGGAGAATTGCTAATGCCTTTGAAGCGTGGAAAATCTCAAAAAACCATTTCAACAAACATTAAGGAGCTAATGAAAAAACCTTCAAAAGCTCGTGCTAAGGGCGTCCGGACTTTAGCCAAACGTATGGGTATAACACGTGAGGAAGCGCAACGTCGTCAAGCGGTAGCAATAGCTCTCCGCTCGGCTGGAAAACCTCTTCCAAAACGTAAGAAATAAATTTTGACATAAAAACGGTAGTTTGTGATAATAAATCATAAATAACCCCTCAAGGAGAAAAACTATGGCTATAGTAGATAAAAGAGGAATCGACGGGTTCGGAGTAGATATTTCTGACATCCCTTCTGCTGCTTTAACACAAGGCGGAAATGAAGTACATATGTATCCAGGTACATATACAGCACCTACAGGTGTTGTAGCATCAGATTATGCATATGTTGGTATGGGTGATGCAGATGAAATCATCATCAGTGGTGATATGAGTTTTGCAGACGGATCAACAGGTTCTATTGTATTCAAGAACATCACATTCCAAGGTTCTTCCGCTGCTGCTGCTGGTGGAACATCTTGCGTATCAAAGCTTGGTAACACAGCTGTAACACTCAAGTTTGAGAACTGTGTTTTCACTAATTCAGATATTGGTGTAAACCAGCTTGCTAACTTAACCTCACACGCAGCTGCTGGAACAAACGGCGTTGAAATGTGGTGGTGTGATGCTTCAGGCGTTGATCGTGCAATTGTATCTAACGCTAACTCAGAGATTAATTTCTCTGCCCTGAACACAGGTTCAAACGCATACTACACAGTTGGAAACTCAACACTTAACGGTGATCCAGCTCACACAGTTACTGTACGTGCCTCCACTTCTGGTGGCTCAAACAGCGGTAACATGACAGAAACAGTGCTCGCACTGATTTCTTAATTAGATAAAGGAGACTAATCATGGCAATGATTTCAAAATCAGCTAAACAACCAATGGAAGGTATCGCTTCTGCAACAGCTCCTTGGGGAGCCGCT